GGCGTCATGAACATGCGCGTATTAGTGACCGATTGCCAGGAGATGTGCTTGTAGCCGAACACGTTCAGGATGACGGTTGAGCCTTTCCTCTGCTGCAGAGGCCACCCGGTTTCATCTCCGTCCACCGCTGCCACTGACGGCGCGACGTGGAGCCTCCCGCCGATAGGGCCAAGGTCTACCCGGATATGTAGATAGCCTGGATACTCGCCACTGAGGAGCTTGGGAATGGGGGAGTTGCCTACACCGTTATTCGTTTGTATAAACAGAGTTGTGTTCGGCTCCATTGACAAGACAGAGAAGTTGTTCCGCTGCATCAGAAATCTTCTAAAGCAATGATGCTCAAACTTGTAGAGGTGGCCCCCAATGACATCGCGTATCGGATGTGGGTGTACCCGACGACGTTCATGATGACGCCAGAGTTCGTACGAACCGGAAGAGGGAAATCTGTCGCAAGAACCCCGTCGCCAGCCCCTACTCGCGGAGCGACAGTGATGGTTTCGTTTTCGTCAGCCCCATACACGCACAGGTAGACGTACTTCGGCGGGTTCCCGTTTGCCGTGTCAGGAATTGGCTCGCTGCCCACAGCGCTGATGTCTGCAACCTGCACGCCTTCGCCGGGGGCAATGCTTACGACCGGGAAATTCTGTCCCATGTCTCCCCCTTACGGACGGAATGTGAGCGTCAGATCAATCGTCCCGCCTGTGGGAACCGCATCGCCGATGATTTCCATCGTCGCGCCTGCCGCAATCGCATCGCCATCTTCTGCAGCGCTCAGGAAGGTCGTGGAGTTCTTCGACAGCTCCAGCACCTGAACGTCACCAACGATGTCTGCATCCAGCATCGTCAGTGTCGCAGCGGATCCACCCTGATCGACTTCGACCCCAGCGATTTCGAAGGTGATGGCGCAGTCTTCATCGCTCAACGCCGTCATGACTGCTGTTGCACGGACGAGATCTCCAGATACCGGCAATGCCACAAATCCGAGAACTGCTCCGGAAATGTCCAGACCTCGCAGAGTGATGTGATGCTCGCTGATGTCTCGTGATACTTGAGTAGCCATTTCAAAACCTCCATGTAGAAAGGGGGCCGGGGCCGAGTTCACCCCGGCCCCCCTGTCTACTCTTAGCTGGTTGTCAGGTCTGCAACGATTCCCGATGCGTGCGGATTGCTCGACCGAAGCGTGTACTCAGCGAGGAGTTCGCGCTTCTCCGCGTCACCGGTCTTCGCCAGCGGGAACTGACGGAAGCCACGGAGGTAGTCCACCGACCACATACGCGGCGTGATCACGAGTGCCGATCGGTCCCGCATGAACCGGTTCGGAACTACGCGATGCTCGCCGAAGTCGCTGACGTATACGTCGATGGCTGTCACCAGCCGCATGTCCTCGGAGCGATCGAACCGCGTCGTGTTACCCGAGAACGCAGACAGAGCCTGCTTGTTGAAGGGACCCACCATGATGACCGAGGGGTCGCCGCCCTCCTGCCAGCACTCACGGATGACCTCCTTCAGATCGGCTTCCTTGAACGCACGAAGCGCTCCACCCTCTACGCCCACTGCGGTCGGCGTGAAGCCGTCGTCGGTGGTCGGGGCGGTGCCGGTGCGGTTCTGCGGCTGGTTGGCGTCTGCCGTCATCCAGGTCTCGTAGGGAGTGAGCTTGCCACCCGACGTGTCACTGACTGCGATGGCGGCGATCTGCGTGACCGCGCCACCTGTCGCACGACCGGCGATCAGGATGGATTCCATGTCCCGCTTCAGCTCTTTCGCCATCTTCGCGAGCTGATACGCCATCTCCGACTTCCGGCCTGCCTTGTCGACGGCTTCCAGCGTTCCGGAGATCACGACGCTCTTGTTGCTGATCTGGTTCCGGTTGCTGGATCGGATGGTCGTCACGACAATCCCGAACGTCGGCTCGTCACCTTCGATCGTGGAGTTGTTGAAGTCTGCCGTGGCGAGTTCGTCGATCTGCCATTCGTGCAGATTCGCTGTGACCGTGCCTCGACCGCACATCATCATGAACGGCGTCTCGGTCGGGCTGATGTTGTAGATGATGTCCGAGAGGTCTTCTCTCTGACCGATTGCAGCGTCTCCGGCTCCGGCAATCGTCTGGTACGTGTTTGTTGAGATACCCATTACAGATGCTCCTCAAAAAGTCGCGCAGCGTCCACTTCGTCGCCCGTTTGCTTCAGGCGATCTAGCTTCTTCTGTGACTGTTTTTTCGAATCTACTGACGTGTCCCTCCGGGCACTGGACCGAAGGACACCCTTCGGTTTCGGTAGATTTCGAAGTTTTGCCATCTTTTTGGGGGTCTGATTTTTGAGCTTGCGGTACTGCGCTGCTTCCCACGCGATCAACAACTGCCTGTGGTCAGTCAGCCCGTTGATCTCCTGCGGGGTAAGTCCCATCTCTGTCAGGTACGCGTTTGTATCGGCCATCGCTTCTGAGGCTACGGTCGGATTCGCCCACTCCGGCTTTTTCGCGTGAAGGCTCTTGATCTCGTTGGCCCGAACGACGGCGTAGTTCTGCTTCGCCTCTTCCGACCGCTCACCTTCGATGCCACGCATCTTGTCGATCGCTCGCTGAATCACCTGACCGTGTTCGGCCTGCTTGTTCTTCATGAGCAGATACTGTTGCGGATCCTCCAGTTCCAACTGCTTCCAGTTGACCCCGTTGAATTCCGCGCTGGTCATGTCGAGCAACACCTGGGCCTGCATCGCAAGTTCTTTCACTTGCTCATCGGTCTTTGCACGTAGGTTCGCCGCTTCCTGTGCGACTGCAGCCTTCTGCGCGATGAGTTCGTTCAGGGTCAGTTCGGCGGCAGGGCTGGTGCGGAAACTGTCGATGACCTTCGCGAGCGGAACGGGAGTGCCGTCCGCGCCTTCCACTTCCAGGTGATTAAGGAGTTCGGTCTCGTCGACTTCGAACATCCTGGCGAGGTCCGACATCGTGCGGACTTCTTCGTCGCCAACTTCCGCCGCTTCTACGGTGGGTTCTTCTTCGCCTTCGGCTACTTCGCCCTCTTCGCCTTCGGCTGCGATGGGCTCTTCTTCTTCGCCCTCGCCATCTTCGGCAAGCTCGACCTTGGGCTCTTCTTCTTTGGTTTCCTGAGTTTCCTGAGTTTCTTCGGGGGAAGGTTCTACGTCGTCCAACACACCTTCAAGACGACTGAGTATATCCAGATCCGGCGCGCCCGTCGGGGCTACCATCCCACTCCATGTGCTTTCGTTCCCGCTCTGCGTTGTCTTCGCGCTGCGCAAGCGCCACGGAGGCCATCTTTCCGGTTTCAATATGGTGTGTCAAGTGCTTCCGGAACACCTTCGCTGCGCATAGCATGTGATACGCTTCTTCGCGTACATCCTGCCTACTCAGCGCAGAGTTCTCAATCGCGTCCCGGAAGTGCTGCTCGATCGCGTTAAGTGCTTCAATTAGAAGCGTATTTTGCATGAGAGAAGACGCGCTGCTGCCTCGGGAGATTTCGACCTCTTCGTCAGCCATGGATATGCTTGCTTACCCCTTGTCTTTTTTCATCAATCGTCGCTTTCGTTGCCGCCATCATCGCGTTCTTTCGCGAGTTCCTTGTTCGACTCGATCTGCGCGATCGCGATCTTCTCTGCAGACTTGATGCGCTCCCGCTCCAACTCCAGCTTCTCCCGCATCTCCAGCACGCGGAATTCTGCCATCGCCTTCGCCTGGGCCATCTCCAGTTGCAGCTTCTTGGCATCGAGCTGTAGTTGCTTCGCGTTGTCGTCTGCGCGCCGCTTCGTCTCGGCCAGCTTCACCTGATCCTTGCCGTCAGGCTGCGGCGGCGGGGGCGGCTTGCCCTTCGGATCGTCGAAGTACAGCTCCGGGTTCGGAAGCTGCATCGACTCGGCGAGCTTCACGCCCGTTCGATAAACGGTATCTGCCGATACGACATTGCCGAGTCCAGCCATCTTGGCCTGCGCTTGTACCTGTAGGAGTTGCATCAGGTAGCCAATTCGCTCTCCAGCCTGACCCACACCGAGGCCGACTTCGATCTCGACGTCCATGTCGGTGTTCCAGGTCGACGGGTCGACTTCCACCCACTCGCCCTGCATCCGAATGACCCGATCCTTGACCGGGTTCTCGACCATCAGCTTCAGTTGCTTCTTGAACAGATCCTTCACGCCCGTTTCGGCGAAGATGCGAGCGATCAACTCCACCCGCGCATAGGCGGCACTCATGACCTGGGACACGCCCGTAGCCGTCTGATTTCGGAATGTGGACGCGTCCAGGCCCTGATTGTGCATCCCGGCACCCGTCCGCATCTGACGCGTGTTTTCCAGGAACTCCATCAGCCCAAACGAGGACTGATTGAAGGGCGAAGTTGGGAGAGGGTTGACCATCCCCGGAGCAGTGACCCGAACGACACCGCCCGGTCGTGAAGTCAGGAGATCATCAATCTCAACGGCCCCCTCCACAACCTCGTACCTGCCATTATTGACCAGATACATATTGTCGAGCATCTGCCGGAGCAGCGTCGATCGGATGAGCTGAAGGTCCGAGACCTGATCAGCGATCGAGAGGCCGTGGAACTTGTGCGGCATCGGGATCGGTGTGAGAGAGGAGAAGGGTTGCCAGTTGATCTCCTGGTCGTCCAGGATCTCGATCGAGTTCTCGCCCACCACCAGGATCTTCCGAAGCTCCGCATACCCATCGCCGTCTTCGTCGATGCGCATGTAGCATTCAGTGACCCAAATATCCCGACTCGCAGGGTCGGTCCGTTCGGCGGTTGTAACGGGGAACGTCTCGTCCTGCGTCAAGCGCTCCGTACGACCCTGCGAGTATTCGGGCATGTCGTCGGAGGGGAGATTCTCGACGACTTCCCTTGGATGTCCCAGCGCGATCAGGTCGGAGACCGTCATCTTCTTGCGATGCGCGGTGAACGCAGACCGGTCATCCAGCTTGATCGTGCGGCGTGAGATCAGGAATTCTTCGGGCGGAACCGGGTCAATCTTTATCTCGACCACGGTGGTCTTCTGCCTGACGATCACGTCATGCAGCATCACCATGTTGGGCTGGCCCGTCTCTGGGTTCACGCCCATCTGGATCTCGCCACGCTCTTCGTGTGCGATGGGCTCCATACGCCCATCCTTCAGGAGCATCGTCACGCCTTCTTCGGTCAGCCCCTTGTAGGTTTCGGTTTTCGGCTCGTAGCGCTCTTCGCAGTACGATTTGACGATGCCGTTCTTTTCGAGCAGGGCATCCTTGAACCAGTTGTGAAGGAGTTCGAACCCGTCTTGATCGGAGCGGAATTTCTTGTTGATGTACTCGGTGGCCTGCTTCGCCCCCTCTTCATCCTCGGGACGACGCGGGACGTAGCGTGCTGTGTACGTGCCGCCCGTGAACATGCGCATCAGGGATGGCATGATCCACTCGATCGTATCGGCGACGTCTGTGAGGATGACCTTTGAGCGGCCCTCCACCTCGTTGCCGAACTCGCGACCGTAGTAGTAGCGGAGCGCCTGTCTTCGCTCTTCGGCGATCTGCGAACCCAGACCTCCGATCGAATCTGCGATCTCTTGCTGAACGGTGGATTTGATCTCGTCTTCGGTGAGCGGGAGTATCTCTCGCGTAGGTTCGAACGGTTCCGGCTCTATGGATTCTTCGTAAATGACCGGCAAGGTCATGACTTACGCCCCCTTCGGGTTCTGCCCGATCTCCAGATTTGCCAATGAATCTGGCAACTTCACATGGGGGACTTCAGCGCCGCTACTGGTAGTTCGACCTTCTCGCTCTATGGCCGCGAGGGATTTCAGCAGAAGATTGACCGTTTTTGCCAGTTTGTCCACCCTGGCATTGAGCATGTCGAGCGCAACGCGGTTCTCGGTCGCCATCGCGGCGGTTCTGAGTGACATGGGATCTCCTAAACGATTGCCATCGGTGGGTAAAGGATGTCCCGTTCCCTTCTAAATTCACGGAGTCCCACAGCCAGCGTGCGCAACGCGTCGGCGGGATGAGATGCCCAGTTATGCAGGGGTTTGTCGCGGAAGATGGCTTCGCCGCCCATCCCTTCTTCATCCAAAATCCGCTCTTTGGTGTACTGCCGCAGCCCTTCGATACCGGTTGCGCACAGTTCTTCGTTGATCCAGACCTTCGGCAGCAAGAACCTAACCGCGTTGATTCCGTCTGCGAGTGGCAACTTCGGCACCACCCGCATGTTCAGTCCGAGTTTTCTTGCAACCTCAATCCGACTTTTGCCAGTGCCCAGTTCGCGTACCGTTGCATCGTGAGGAACAAGGTGCTCCTTGTATGTGTACGGTTTTTCGGAGAGGATTTTCGCGTAGTGGTCGAGCCCCACACCGGAGCTTTGGTAGTAGTCGATGAGTCGGTGTTCGTGCCCGACGAGTTGGTGGAACCAGATGCACGTTGCGTCGGCAACTCCGAGGTCCCAAGCGGTTGTAACTGGTCTTTCAGGCTCATGAGGTACGATTCCTATGCGCTTCTTCTCCATCATTCCACTCAGTAGGTCGCCGTAATAGGCACCCACCAGCGGTGCATCGAACGAGCAGTAGAACTCCTGCTGGATCAGTTCTTCCGGCATTCCAGCCTTCCGCTCGTCTTCTACGGCGTCCATTGTGATCGAATGCGTCATTTCGACAGTTAGCTTTTCCGCGAACCAGCCTTCGGTTTGCTCTGCCATTTTGAACGTCCGGTAGCCGTGGTTCCTACCCCTGGGCGTGTATATGAAAACGACCCATCCACCGTTCTCAGCAAGAATCGGTCGTAGATACTCCCATACCCTTGGTGGCATAACAGACCATTCTGAGAAGATGATCCCCACTGGATTGGCTCCGATGAGTCTGTCGGGCTCTTCGGCACCAATGACTTGGTAGACCGAACCGTTGGTGAACCACATGGCCATTTC